TTGACATAACAGTGCCCCCGATCACGCAGAGATTTAGCGTGACCCCAGGGGCATTGCCATTTTATAACCCAGTAACATTACCAGTTGGTGTACCTTTGATTCTAATGCCTGGATGTGTAGAAGCACACCCAGAAAGTAAACCACAGAACCCAAATAATAAGTTAGTCAAGGATGATGAGGACGGAGTAAAAGTATATTGTGATGCTGGTATGCCATCCTTTGATGCGATGGACTATACACCAGAGAATTTAGTAATAACGAGAGAAATAGAGACACCTGTGGTAGATGTACCACCCCCACCAGAGACACCAGAAGTAGAAGCACCAGATATACCACCCACAGAAGAAGAAGTTCCCTGCCCTGGACTAAATGCACCTAGAATAGGTGACATAGCACAGAACAAGGAAGAAAAAGTATCAGGTTTTGAATTACAGATTGACCCTGCAACTAATAAGGAAATCTGTGTGACATTGTATGAGGATATACCACCATTAGAAGCACTATTACCAGACGTTCAGACAGTGAGTACCACAGCAGTTATAGCAACAGTTGCTACGGGATCTGCTCTCCTAGCGAAACCTCTTGCAGACCTGTTGTTGAGGGTTTTTCGCCCCGCCATAAAGAAGGGAGTGACCACTTTCCAAACCAAGGTTTTGAAGAAGGCACCGAGGCAGTTAAGTCGTTCTGAGATCCAGACGAATCATTATAGGAAATCGAAAGGTCTTGATCCTTTTTCTCCTCCGAAGAAGAAGAAGGCGAAGGAATAGAATGGACGTGTGGTTTCACTACATGTACACCGTCCACAACAACATCAGCACACACCTTATGATATGGTGACTTTTTGTGGAACCGAATTCCTGCCTTGTAGAGTTCACCACAGTTTTTTAATCTTGCGATCTCGAAATCTAATCGCTTGTTGGCGATGGTTTGTGTTTGTAATGCTATCTGTGTCTCTACTGCTAGTTTACACTGCTCTTGTGCCTTTTTGTCTAGTGGTATTGACCATGTTGCAGACACACCAACAGATGCGTTCAGTTGATCTTTCTGACCTGTACGAGTAGGCATGTAGTAGAGTATATTTCCTGGGTTATCTATCTGACCGTCATCATCAGCGTCATGTATGTCGTACACTGGATCATTCCAATAGTCTTCCCATGGTTTTTGTCCAGAAATCGATCCAGTAACATAGGGAGTTATGTTGAGGGTACTCCCTTGACACTGTATACCACCACCATATGTGTTTGTTATATACGGTCCTTGTAAAACTTGAATAGCTTGATTGGTCACTGACCCACTGCTATTAGCGATGGGCGATGCAGTAGCACTCACACCACCAACAGTTTCAGCACGAACACTAGGCATAAACCCAGTGATAGCAAGGGATATCCCTATTGCTGAAAGATACTGGTTGTGTCTGTGACGCTTTGGATGGTGGTAGTTCTCTGGATCACGGTGTGATTTGAGAGTCCTGGTCCACTGTATGTTTCTGTGAATTGGAAGTTCGCACCTGGCGTTGTCTGAGCAAACGTCGGTTTTGTATCCACTCCTGTCCATGTTGAAGCAACTCCTTCAATAGTTACATTATTTGTTGTAGTTGTTGGTGATAGATTACCAGTTGCAGTAACACCAGTGCCTGTTGCGGTCCACTGATACCCAGTATTGTAATCCATCGAATTTATAGTCTCAGTGACTGTCGTAGTCGTCTCAGTGTGAGACGTCATACTACCTTGGGTGAAATTTGGCACCACAGGCACTGCAAACACTGGGTTTACGCCCATAGCGAAGCATACAAGAAGTAGTTTTATGTTACTTCTCATATGTCACACCTATCTTATTGTTAATTCACTGACCACCTGTCCAGTTGCTTGTGTACCAGCACCACCAGCAGTTATTGCAATGGTTCCTGATGTGTCGATTGTACCCGCTAGACTACCCGCTGATCCTGCTGCTGTTGAGACTTGACTAGAAAAGTTTGCGACCTCTCCAACAGTCGGTGCACTACCTGATATAGCATCACCTTGTGTGAATGACTGAGTAAAGCTCCAACTCTCCCCTGCTGTTGCCTGGGTTGCTGATAACGTAGGTATAGAACCAACACCTGATGAGATAGTCATACTACCTATGGATGATGTTGCACTACCGCCTGTTGGTGTGTACTGTGTGGTCACATTGTTACCACTTACAGAGTACGTTGAACCAATACGCTCAACCTGAGTTGCTGCTGCGTTTACATTTAACTGAACTGATGAACTTAACTTATGTGTAATGTCTGCATGAGCAGCACCTACACCTAAGAAAGGCATCATACCGAAGAAGATTAATAATCGTTTCATGATTTTTTATACTACCTTCACCCATATTTATACTCATTTTTATTTGGGTTTTCCACACTTGAAATAACAGTAAATCTGTACTAAATATAGGTAGTTGCCTTCGGGGACTACAAACAAACTCGCTTACTAAGGAGAACTATGAGAACATTAAACTTCTCGTCCAGAGATATGGACAAGATCTTTGACGCTGCAATGACTTACAGCGTTGGATTTGAAGATCTATTCAACAGGATGCATTCATCGGCATCAATCCACACATCTTACCCACCATATAATATAGTCAAAGAGACTGAATCAGAGTGGAGAATCGAGATGGCACTAGCAGGATGGTCCAAGGATGATATAGAAATTAGTACAGAAACTAATATTCTAACCATTAAGTCTAAGGCAGAACAGGAATCAGATAGAGACTTTATTCATCGTGGAGTTGCCAAGAGGTCATTCACTAAGACATTTAACATCGCAGATGATGTAGAAATAGGTGACATCACATACGAAAACGGACTATTGAACATCAAACTTACTAAGATAGTTCCAGAGAGTCAGAAACGAAAAGTCTATGACATAAAGTAGTCTATATAATAGACAACCGAAGAGACCCCCAGTGGTCTCTTTTCTATTGGAGAATTTTATGAACATGTATGTCAATCTGTGTCCTGCATATACACAGAAGAGTGACTCAGTAACTATGGACGTTCCGCCTGACATGACGGAACACTTTATGCAGTATGTGTATACCTTATCTGATGAAAAGAACATATCCGCTAGACGAGCGTTCAATGATATGCTAAGATATACATTTGACACCCTTATGGAGAAAGATTATGAGCGCAAGAGTCGTAAGAATGCTAAACGGAGAGGACGTAATCGCTGACGTCAAGGAAGTTCGCGAATCTAACGACGGTCCTGCACTTGCTTATAAACTTACGCAACCATACACCGTTACAATTCAACAACCTCCCGAGGTTACGTTTGAAACTGATGCAGAAACAGCGATAACAGACTTCACATCGTTAGATGTAGAGTTCACAGTTTATGTACCCTTCTCAGCAGAGGAGCACATCTTCTTACCTCTCCCATCTGTGATGTTTATCTACAAACCATCAGATAATCTCGTAGAAAAGTACAATCAATTACTAGATCATGGTAAAACTAATCCTGCTTAAAGCAGACATCAATAAGTATCTTATTGGAAAGATAACAGAACTAGATGAGGAACCATCGTTACTCATAGAGAATGTTTATCAAGTCAGAGACGAGAAAGACATCGTGAAGTACCCTCAGTTTACAGATCAACGTGATTTGTTCTTGACTTCTGATGTAGTCTTTACTATAATAGATCCATCCAGCACTTTATTGGCAACTTATGTTACCAGTACAGGTGATATTAAAGCAGCAAACACCAACAATTAATGAATTTCTACACTGACGTGTTACTCCTTGGTGATGATATCCTCTATCGAGGGTATGAAGATGGGAGGCAAGTTCAGTATCGTGAGAAGTCACGTCCTACATTATATTTTGTACCAAGAGAACAATCTAAGAAGTCAAGTTGGAAAACACTTGACGGTAGATACGCACACCCAAAGAAATTTGATGGTGCTCGTGAAGCAAGAGGGTTCATTGACAAGTATAAGAATGTAGATGGACTAGAAGTTCATGGGTATGATAGATTTGCATACCAATTCATCGCACAGAAGTTCCCTAACACAGTGGAATTTGATATGGATGTGATGAAGATATATGCTATTGATATCGAGGTTGCATGTGACAATGGATTCCCCTCAGTAGAAGCATGTGCTGAGGAAATGCTGTGTATTACTATCAAAGACATCATGTCTAAGAAGGTAATTACATGGGGAACTAGGGAGTTCATACCAAATGGTACTGAGTATCGTACGTTCTGGACTGAACAAGCGATGCTAGAAGATTTCCATACATGGTGGTGTGAAAATACACCTGACGTTATTACTGGATGGAACTGTCAACTGTATGATATTCCATACTTATGTCGAAGATTGGACAGAGTGCTAGGAGAGAAGTGGAAGAAGTCACTTTCACCGTGGAACGGTGTTCTTGAACGTGAAGTCTTCATTAAGGGTCGTAAACAAATTGCTTATGACATTCGTGGCATTGCTACACTTGATTATTATGATCTCTATCAGAAGTTTACATACTCAGCGAAGGAATCTTATCGCTTAGATCACATTGCATTTGTTGAACTAGGCGAGAAGAAACTTGATCACTCTGAGTTTGAGAACTTTAAAGCATTCTATTCCCAGAACTGGCAGAAGTTTGTCGAGTATAATATAAAGGACGTTGAACTTGTTGACCGTCTAGAAGACAAGATGAAACTCATTGAGTTGGCATTGACTTTATCTTATGATGCTAAGGTTAATCTTACTGATGTATATTCACAGGTTCGTATGTGGGATACTCTCATATACAACGATCTATCTAAGAGAAACATTGTAGTTCCTCCCAAGGTAGATACACAGAAGAATGACCAGTATGCGGGTGCATACGTCAAAGAACCTGTGCCTGGGATGTATGACTGGGTGGTCTCTTTTGACCTTAACAGTCTGTATCCACATTTAATAATGCAGTACAACATTTCTCCCGAGACGTTAGCAGAAAGAAAACACCCAACGGTTAGTATCGAGGCTATACTTCAAGAGGATGTAAACCTTGATGGTGACTATGCTGTATGTGCCAATGGTGCACAGTATAGAAAAGACGTCCATGGGTTCTTACCAGAGATGATGCAAAGGATCTACGATGAACGTAAGATCTACAAAAAGAAAATGCTTAGAGCGAAACAAGAGTATGAAACAAAACCAACCGTGGCACTTGAAAAAGATATCGCACGATTCAATAACATTCAGATGGCACGAAAGATTCAACTCAACAGTGCCTATGGTGCAATCGGAAACCAATACTTCCGATACTACAATCTGGCAAACGCTGAGGCAATCACACTCTCTGGTCAGGTTGCGATTCGCTGGGTTGCCGACAAAGTAAATGCATATCTTGGTAAAATATTAAAGACAAATGATGATTATGTTATTGCTAGTGATACTGATAGTATCTACCTTCATCTGGGTCCTCTGGTGGAACGTGTATACGAGGGCAGAGAAAAGACTAATGAAGGCATTGTTGGGTTCCTTAACAAGGTCTGTGAAGTGGAACTTGAACCTTTTATTTCGCGTACTTACGAAAAACTGGCAGGGTACACTAACGCTTACGAACAGAAAATGATCATGAAGAGGGAGACCATCGCTGATCGTGGTGTATGGACTGCCAAGAAGAGATATATCCTCAACGCATGGGACATTGAGGGTGTAAGATTTACTGAACCTAAGTTAAAGATCAACGGTATCGAAGCAGTCAAGTCATCGACTCCTGCACCATGCCGAACTGCTATTAAAGAAGCACTTAAACTGATCATGAGTGGTACGGAAGAAGAAGTTCAGACGTACGTTGCTAAGTTCAGAAAAGAGTTTGAGAAGATGCCTCTCGAAGACGTTGCATTTCCTAGAAGTTGTAACAACATAGGTAAATTTTCGTCTCCAAGAACCATCTATGGTAAGGGTTGCCCCATGCACGTTCGTGGTTCTTTGATGTATAATTATTATGTCAAAAGGATGAAACTAGAACACAAGTATCCTCTGATTCAAGAGGGTGAAAAGATCAAGTTTGTCTATTTACAAATGCCAAACAAAACTGGTGAGAATGTTATGTCATTCTTCCAGACTATGCCAAAGGAATTTGACATACATGGTGCTATCGATTGGGATATGCAATTTGAAAAAGGTTTCCTAAGTCCAGTCAAGTTTGTTCTTGACGTCATAGGTTGGGAAGCAGAAAAACGTAACACATTGGAGTTTTTATTCGCATGAGTTTTCTAAAAGATATCGTAAAAGATATTGGTAATGAGTATGCAGGCATCGTTAGTGACGGTGTATCAGCAGGAGACGTACAGTCTTTTATTGACACAGGAAGTTATGTGTTCAATGCAGTAGTTTCTGGTTCTATCTTCGGTGGTCTACCTTCTAATAAGATCACTGCTATTGCAGGAGAGTCTAGTACAGGTAAGACATTCTTTTGTTTGAGTGTAGTCAAGCATTTCTTAGAGACAAACCCTGATGCAGGAGTTGTATACTTTGAGTCAGAGTCTGCCATCTCTAAGGACATGATTGAGTCCAGAGGTATAGATTCTAATCGTATGATTATAGTTCCTGTGGTTACAGTACAGGAGTTTAGACAACAAGCAATCAAGATTATTGATAAATATTTGGCACAGAAGGAAGAGGAAAGGAAACCTCTAATGTTCTGTCTTGATTCTTTGGGTATGCTTTCTACCTCTAAGGAGGTTGATGATACTGAACAAGGTAAAGACACAAGAGACATGACAAGAGCACAGGTTGTCAAGTCTATCTTCCGAGTTCTGACACTGAAACTAGGTAAAGCAAACGTACCTATGTTAGTTACTAACCATACCTATGACGTGGTTGGATCTTACGTTCCCATGAAAGAAATGGGTGGTGGAAGTGGTCTTAAATATGCAGCAAGTACAATCATCTATCTCTCTAAGTCAAAAGAGAAAGATGGTAAGGAAGTGATTGGTAATATAATCAAATGTGAGACTAAGAAGTCTCGTTTCACAAAGGAGAATGTTAAAATTGAAACTCGTTTATTCTATGATGAACGCGGATTGGACAGGTACTTCGGACTTCTGGAACTGGGTGAGAAACATGGAGTCTTTGAAAGAGTTGGTACTCGTTATCGTATTGGTGAAAGTAATGTCTTCGCTAAGTCTGTTCTTGCTGATCCGAGCAAATACTTTACAGAAGAAGTAATGGAGAAGTTAGATGCAGCAGCACAAAAAGAGTTTACCTATGGATCTTGACAAGTACATCAAAGTATACGATAATGCACTTGATGTAAATCTATGTCGCAATATCCTACATGCATGTAAGAATGTTGAAATGAAGAGGTGGGATCGTGGTGGTCGTCCTCAGTTTAATGAGTTCAACATTACTGAATATGCAGAGTCCAAGGATCATTCAGATGATATCTGGAACACTATACACAATCAAGTCATCCAAGCAGTCAAAGATATATCTAACAGATATATGGAAGAAGTCGGTTGCCAACAGCAATGGCCATACTCAAATGCTTTGGAACAAGTCAGACTGAAACACTATCAGGTAGATCAGAATGATAGATTTGATGAGCATGCAGACGTGGGAGACCATGCATCTGCTCGTAGATTTCTCGCAATGTTTTTCTACTTAAATGATGTAGAGAAAGGTGGTGAAACAAAGTTCGAGCATCGCTCGATCAAACCAGTTCAAGGTAGATGCCTAGCATTTCCTCCTATGTGGATGTTCCCACACGCAGGAGTAGCACCTATAACTGATGACAAATATATTATTGGAACTTATTTACATTAC